ACCAAACTACAGACTGCCCTTAAAGGAGTCAATACAGAAATAAGGAATACCCAGAGCCAGCTGCGAGATGTCGATAAACTCCTGAAACTGGATCCGGGGAATACGGAACTGCTTGCACAGAAGCACAGGCTCCTGGGGGATGCCGTCAAGGAAACAAAGGAAAAGCTGGAGACCTTGAAGACAGCTGCTGAGCAGGCAGAACAGGCGCTGAAGGATGGCGCAATCACGCAGGATCAGTATGACGGCCTGCAGTGTGAGATCGTTGAAACAGAGCAGAAGCTGAAAGCCTTGGAGGAACAGGCGAAGGCTTCCGGAACGGCTCTTCAGGAAATCGCCGCTAAAGGTGAGAAGCTGAAGACGGTGGGGGATAATATCAGCAATGCCGGAACGAAACTTCTTCCAGTAACGGCTGGCGTTGTAGGGCTTGGCACGGCGGCGGTGAAAACTGCCGCTGATTTTGATTCCGCCATGAGCAAGGTGGCGGCGGTATCCGGTGCGGCAGGCTCTGACTTGGAATCACTCCGGGATAAAGCCCGTGAGATGGGAGAAAAAACGAAGTTTTCTGCGTCCGAGGCGGCGGAAGCCATGAACTATATGGCGATGGCCGGATGGAAGACGGAGGATATGCTTTCCGGTATCGAGGGCGTTATGAACCTTGCGGCTGCGTCCGGCGAGGATCTGGCTGCCACTTCCGATATCGTGACGGATGCATTGACGGCTTTCGGATTGACGGCGGCTGATTCCGGGCATTTTGCGGATATACTGGCGGCGGCTTCCAGCAACGCGAACACGAATGTCTCCATGATGGGTGAGACCTTTAAGTATTGCGCTCCGATTGCCGGCGCTTTAGGGTTTTCAGCGGAGGATACGGCGGAGGCGATCGGCCTGATGGCGAATGCCGGTATCAAGAGTTCACAGGCTGGTACGGCACTCCGCACTATCATGAACAACCTGTCCGGGGATGTGAAGATCTGCGGTTCAGCAATCGGAGAGGTTACGGTTGCCACTACCAATGCCGACGGTTCCATGAGGGACCTGTCAGATATCCTGGCTGACTGCAGGACGGCATTTGCGGGCCTTGCTGAATCGGAAAAAGCGCAGGCGGCAGAAAGCCTTGTGGGTAAGAATGCGATGTCCGGATTCCTGGCCCTGATGAATGCAGGGGAGGGGGATATTGAGAAATTATCCAGCGCCATTGCGGACTGTGACGGTACGGCGGCCGGTATGGCGGAGACCATGCAGGACAACCTTGCCGGCCAGCTGCAGATATTGAAGTCGCAGCTGGAAGAACTGGCGATCTCTTTTGGCGAGCTGCTGATGCCTGCGGTCCGGATGATCGTGGGGTGGATCCAGAAGTTCGTGGACTGGCTTAATTCAATGGATGAAGGCACAAGGAAGGTTATTGTGACCATTGCGCTGGTGGCTGCAGCTATCGGCCCGGTACTGATCATAGTTGGAAAAGTCATTTCCGCTGTCGGCACGATCATGACGATTATTCCGAAACTGGCGGGCGTGATCGGGATTGTCCAGAAGGCGTTTGCGGCGTTGAACGCAGTGATGCTGGCAAATCCTATTGTGCTGGTCATAGCGGCGGTTGCGGCCCTGGTGGCGGCGTTTATCTATCTGTGGAATAACTGCGAAGAGTTCAGGCAGTTCTGGATTGACTTGTGGGAAAGCATAAAGGAGATTGCGATTGCCATATGGGAGGGTTTGAAAGAGTTCTTTTCGGCGGCGTGGGAAGCGATCAGGACCACGGCGGCAACGGTCTGGAACGCGGTCAGGGATTTCTTTTCCGGGCTTTGGGAGGGTATTAAAAATATCTTCATGACCGTGGTAAATACGATCAGCACGTTCCTGGCCACGGCATGGGGCACGATAAAAAATACCGTGATGACCGTGTGGAATGCGATTAAGACATTTTTCACAACAGTCTGGGAGGGTATCAAAAATATCGTGACCACGGTGGTGACGGCGATTTCCACCTTCCTGAGTACGGTGTGGAATGGGATTAAGACAGCGATCACTACAGTGCTGAATGCGATAAAAACCGTGGTGACAACGATATGGAATGGTATTAAAAATACGATCACGACAATCATGAACGGGATTAAAAATACTGTTACAATGGCATGGAATAATATCAAATCCGCTGTGGCCAATGCAGCAAATGCGGTCAAGACTGGCGTGGCCAATGCCTTCAATGCGATGATGAATGGGATAAAGAATATCTGCGGCAATATCTATGGCGTGGTGAAGGGCGGCTTTGATAAGGCTGTCGGATTTATCAAGGGGCTTGCATCCCAGGCTTTCCAGTGGGGCGCTGATTTTATCGGGGGCATCGTGAATGGGATTAAGTCCATGATCGGCAAGGTTGGTGAGGCGGTTTCCTCTGTTGCGGAAAAAATCAGGAGCTTCCTGCATTTCTCCGTGCCGGATGAAGGACCGTTGACGGATTATGAGAGCTGGATGCCGGATTTTATCGGTGGATTGGCCAAGGGCATTGAGAAAAGCCGGGGAATGATCGAACAGGCGATGCAGGGCGTGGCCGGGGATATGACGGTCACTCCGAAGGTAATGGCAGCCCAGGGCGGTTATTCCGGATCGGCTGCGTCCAATGGTGATCTGATCTCCGGTATCAATACGGTGCTGAATACGGCTCTGGCTGGTGGCGGTTCTGCCGGGGATATCGTGATCCCGGTTTATATCGGCGGTGACATGATCGATGAGATTGTGGTGACGGCCCAGCAGAGAATGAATCTGAGAAGTGGAGGCAGGTAAGATGGCTCATATGCAGTATCTTGTTTTTAACAATGAGAATATCCCGATGCCTGCCTCTTATTCCATGAACCTGTCGGATGTGGAGGCGGACAGCGGAGGGATGACGGAAGCAGGGACCACGCAGAGGGATGTCGTCCGGGAGGGCGTGGTGCAGATCGGGGTCACTTTCCGGGTATCGAAGAAGTGGCTCAACAAGTTTTCGGCGTATAAGAAGCTGGCGGGCATCACGGTGGGGTATCTGGATACGGAGACCATGAGCATTGTGAATACACAGATGTATATCGACGGATACCAGGTGAAGCTGGTCAGCGATACATCGTATGGATCGCTCTGGGAGGTTTCCTTCACATTGAAAGAGTTCTGATAAGCAGCTGCAAAGTGACAAGCATATCACGCTGGATATTACTTGGATCGGGAGACCGGTCTTTTTATTGTGCCCGGAAGGAGGTGGCCATTTGTATCCTGTCAGCGATGCCTTCCTGCAGGCGGTGAAGGCGAATACAAGAAAATATTACTGGACGGGCCGGATCACGGCAAAGGACGGCGTGTCCTATGATTTTGGCCAGCAGGATATTGTGAAGGGCAGCGGCTATATCAGCTGCCAGTGCTGTGAAAATTCGGAGATCACGATTGGCGGCGTGTATGCTGCGGAAGCGGGGCTTTCCCTGATCGCGGAAATTGACCGGTATACGCTGCTGGATGCTTCCCTGACGCTTACCTTTCATCTCCTTTTGGCAGACGGAACCTATGAGGAAGTGCCGATGGGGATCTTCTTTGTGTCGGAGGCAGACCGGCATGTGAAGGCTATTGACATTAAGTGTTATGATGCCATGCTGAAATTCGATAAGGGTTTCTCTGCCTTTGGCACTTCCGGGAATGCTTATGATTTCATGACGCTGGCGTCCGTAAACTGCGGGGTGGCGCTGGCACAGGAAAGGGCGGAGATTGAGGCGATGGCAAACGGCGCGGTGACGCTGGGGATTGCGGAGGACAACGATATCGAGACTTACCGTGACCTGCTCTATTATGTGGCACAGGTGCTTGGCGGCTTTTTCGCCATTGACCGGGAAGGGAAGCTGGAACTCCGGAAGTTCGGGGGCAGCCCGGTACTGGCGGTGGAGCAGGCACACCGTTTTAGCAGCAGCATCTCGGATTTTGTGTCCAGCTATACCGCAATCAGTTCCACCAACCTGAAGACGCAGGTGGCGGAGTATTATGCGCTGGAACATGATACGGGACTTACCATGAACCTGGGCGTGAACCCGCTGATGCAGCTGGGGACAGAGGATGCCAGGAAACTGATATGCGGGAATATCCTGAATGATGTGGCGGCCATCAATTATGTGCCGTTTGACACGGAGACAATCGGGAACCCGGCGCTGGATCTGGGGGACGTCCTTACCTTCCGGGGCGGGCAGGCGGATGAAAATAAGACAGGCGTGGTCACGTCCATGCGGGTGAAGATCGGCGGGAAGCAGACGTTAAAGGGTGTGGGGAAGAACCCGAGGCTTACAGGCGTAAAAAGTAAAAATGACAAGAATATTTCAGGGCTGCTCAATTCCCTTGCAGGGACAACGGAAGCGGCAAAATATATCATCACGGATTACAGCAACAGTTCTGTGATCGTCTTGAAAGACGGTGTGGAGACGAACCTTGTAAGCCTGGCATTTGCGGCGTCGGAAAGGGCGGAGTCTGCACAGTTTTTCGCGCAGGCCGTCATTACGGTGGCGGATACCGTGCCGGTGGTAAAGGGCACGGCGGCAGCCGGGACCATACATATCCCGGGGACGGATGCCGGTGGGGAAGGGGCTTCTGATATTGAGGTAAGCCTGCCGGTTGCCTATGAGCTTCCGGGAGAGGCGGCTGTCACATTCCGTTTTGTTGTGAATGGGGAAGCGGTCCTGATGCACCAGCCGGCGGAGACATGGCAGGAGGGGAGGCATACGGCGCTTCTGTACTGGCCGCTCTTAAAACTGGCGGCGAACCAGCAGAACCGTGTGGAGCTTTACGCGAAGATATCCGGAGGATCCGGGAGCATCGGGATGCAGGGGCTGGTTGCCACAGTTGCCGGGCAGTCCCTGGCGGGAGCGGGCTGGGATGGAACGGTCAGTATTGAGGAATCCATGAAGGCGCCGGTACTGGTGCAGGGTTTTCTGCATGCGGGGACGTTCCAGGACCGGTTTGTCAGCGGTGAGCTTGCATGAATCAATTGACAGGTGTGGAATACCTGATAAGGAGGATGGAATGAAAAAGTTAAAAGGGAAGATGAAGATAGAGCTCCGGGATGCCCGGACCGGGGCGCTGGAACAGGAAGCTGTGGAAGAGAACATGGCGACCAACCTGCTGAATGACCTGTTTGGGATCAATCCCATGGGCGTGTTTTACAACTTTGCGGCGGAATACCCGAAGTTTGCATGGGGCGTGGAAAACCCTTCCAAATTCAAGATGACGCCGGTCTGCCCCAATGCGGTGGGAGGCATCTTTCTTTTCCCGCAGGCGCTGGAAGAGGATGAGAACCTGTTCTACCCGCCTACGGACAACCAGCCGACAGCATATGCCAGCAATAATGTAAATTCCGGAACGCAGACAAGGAGGGGGAGCATCAGCACGACAGAATCCATGGCCATCGAAAACGGATACCGTTTCGTCTGGGATTTTACGACCGCCCAGGGGAACGGGACGATCCGTGCCGCGGCGCTGACCTCCTCGGAGGGCGGGGTGGCGTGCTATGGCGATACCGTGGAACAGCGGCATTCCTTCCGGCAGGTCTGGGAGTATGGTTACAGTAATGCAGGTGAAGAGAAGTCCAGGATGATCCAGAACCTTGTGGAGATTGATTTTGACCATGAGCGGGCGTACAGCATTGATTTTGGTGGAACCGCCATCACGCTGTATGTCCTGAAGTGGCCGGCATTTACCATTGGGCTGACAGAGGAATTCGGCACGCCGCTTGCCTATGAGGTGCTGGAGACGGTGGCCTTTACGCCGACAACCTTCCAGTGGCCGGATCCGTCCTACGGGCAGTACCACTATTTCTTTGACGGGGAGGACGGGTACTGGTATGGCTTTGCCAATAAGGGGAATTCATCGGGGAATGCCACGGTATACTGGTGCCGGATTTCCAAGACGGACCACACTTTTACAGAAGGGGTCTGGACGCTGACGGCGGCATACCTTCGGATCATTGGGGTGCATGAGTACAAGTCAACCCCCACGCTTGGCTCTTCGGCGGTGATACGGGACGGGTACCTGTATGTGCTGCGGTACCAGAGGACGGGGATTTATAAGATCAACCTGAAGAATTCCGCGGACGTGACGCTTATCAATTTCGGATTCACGTCCGGGAATAACCCGGTGTTTGCATCGGGTGACCAGACGGCATTCCTCTTAAAGCATAAGGGGCTGATCCTCGGGTACAGCTTCCTTCTGACGGAGACGGACCAGGTAATCCAGACCAAAGGGCAGAGCAGGGATTTCATTGCTTCTTATGGGACGGACGGCGTGAGTGTCTGTTCCCAGTTCTTCCCTTATGGGAATGGGGAGCTGCTGTTCTACATTGAAGCGACTTATGGCACGGAGAATTTTGGATGCATGCTGGCGCTGCCGTACCTTGCAACTATCAATAACCTGCCGCAGGAGATCACAAAGACCGCAAGCCAGACCATGAAGATTACTTATGAGCTGACGGAGGAGCCGGGGTGAACTGGGGTTCAGGCAGGCAAGGAAGAATAATTTTTGATTTGGAGCTTATTGACAGGCGGCGCTTTTACGGGGGCCGTCATTTTCATGCGCGGGGAAAGGGAAATCTTCCCTGCACGATGACAGGAAACAGGAGGGAATTTGTGATGAAAGAGTTTTGGAATGTGGTTCAGATGGTGTTTGCGGCTGTCGGAGGATGGCTTGGTTACTTTTTGGGAGGCTGTGACGGGCTTTTGTATGCGCTTCTGGCTTTTGTGGTGCTGGATTATATCACAGGCGTCATGTGTGCGGCGGCGGATAAGAAACTGTCTTCTGCTGTGGGGTTCAAAGGGATCTGCCGCAAGGTGCTTATTTTCGCGCTGGTAGGCGTGGGGCATCTGCTGGATACACAGATCTTCGGAGAGACGGGCGTGCTGAGGACGGCGGTCATTTTCTTCTATATCTCCAATGAAGGGCTTTCTCTGGTGGAGAATGCGGCGTATCTGGGGCTGCCGATTCCTACGAAGCTGCATAAGGTTTTGGAGCAGCTTCATGACAGGGCGGAGAAGGAAGATGAAAAGGATGGTGAGGAATAATGGGATATACGAATAGTTCCATGGTGGCTTATACGAAGCTCTCTCCGAACCATTCGGGCTTAAGGACAATGGCGATTGACCGTATCACGCCCCATTGCGTGGTTGGCCAGTGTACGGCGGAAGGGCTTGGGGATTGGTTCGCAAAGGACAGCACGCAGGCATCCAGCAATTACGGCATCGACAAGGACGGGCGCGTTGGATTGTATGTGGAAGAGAAGAACTGTTCGTGGTGCTCTTCCAGCAACGCCAATGACCAGAGGGCGGTGACAATCGAGTGCGCTTCCGACAGCGCGGAGCCGTATGCTTTCCGGGATGCAGTGTATCGGAAGCTGATAGAACTTTGCACAGATATCTGCAGGAGGAATGGGAAAAATAAGCTGATATGGTTTGGGGATAAGGATAAAGCGCTGAATTATTCCCCGAAGAGCGGCGAGATGATCCTGACGGTTCACAGATGGTTCGCGAATAAAAGCTGTCCGGGAAACTGGATGTATGCGAGGATGGGGGATCTGACAGAGAAGGTGACGAAGGCGCTGCAGGGATCAGATTCAGGTTCCGGCGGCGGTTCCGCATCAAAGGGCACACAGGCTTCCGTGCTGAAGGATCTGTCCGAGGCGGACGCAATCAAGAAGGTTGGTGATCTGTTCACGGCAGATCAGAAGAAAAGCGGTATCCTTGCATCGGTATCGCTGGCGCAGTTTATCCTGGAATCCGGGTATGGCAAGAGTGAGCTGGCGCAGGATGCCAACAATCTTTTCGGGATGAAGTGCAGCCTGTCCGGGAATACCTGGAGCGGGTCAGGCTGGGATGGAAAGAGCAAGTACACGAAGAAGACGCAGGAACAGAACGCTGATGGCAGCTATGAAACCATCACGGCTGATTTCCGGAAGTATTCCTGCATCGAGGATTCGATCGCGGACCATTCCGCTTATCTGCTTGGTGCGATGAACGGAAAGAAGCTAAGATATGACGGGCTGAAGGAATGCACGGATTATAAGAGGGCGGTTCAGATTATCAGGGATGGCGGGTATGCCACAAGTCTTGATTATGTGGAGAAGCTTTGCTCCATCATCGAGAAGCGGAAGTTAAGTGACTATGATGTGAAGGGTTCCGGCGGTGGGGGAATCCGATGGTACCGTGTCAGGAAGACCTGGGTGGACAGCAAGACGCAGAAGGGCGCTTACAAGATTCTGGATAACGCGAAGAAGTGCGCTGACCAAAATCCGGGATATAAGGTGTTCGGTGTGGACGGCAAGGTGGTGTATGAGCCGAAGGCTGCGGAGCCGGCGGTGAAGGTGCCGTTTCTGGTGAAAGTGAGTATGTCTGATCTGAATATCAGAAGCGGAGCCGGAACCAATTTCGCCAGGGTTCAGTTTTGCCCGCCGGGTGTGTATACGATTATGGAAGTGAAAGCCGGTCAGGGTTCTAAGGCTGGATGGGGAAGGCTGAAGAGTGGGATTGGTTTTATTTCGTTGGATTTTGTACAGAAGCTGTAAACTGAATAACGAATCGTTATTGAGCCTGCGGGCATTGGGAGAAATCCTGATGTTCGCAGGCTTTTTTTCGTACAAAAATCGGAATTTGGTTATTTCGGGAACTTATGTCTTCCAAAGAGATGAAGGAGGTCTGAGTGATGTATATCCTGGAATATAAGGACGGGGTAAAGCCTGACAAGCTGAGCCCTAAGGCAAAGGCGAATATGGAGCGCTGCGCGAATTTCCTTGTGGAGATGATAGAGAAATATGGGAAAGAGGTTCTGGAAGAGATCGAGGCGGAGGAACGGACTGGAACCGGAGGGGATCAGGAAATCAAACATGATGGGGAATGAATGGAGCGTCGTTTGCGAACTTTTTGCGAACGGCGCTTTTAGCGCTGACAGACAGATAAAAGCCCGACATAATGAAAGTCCGGGGGTACTGTGTGACGACGAGAAACCGAAGGGAGGGATAC